CAGCTACGATTCCAGTTGCAGAAGCAACCTTGATCGTGGTTGTGCTGGAGCTGGTTACAGCGGTCGCCAGCGAAGTGGTAGTGATGGCGGTCTGCGCTACTCCCGGAATTGAGAACAGCGCCAGAACCAGCCCAATCAGAAGAGATTTCCAGTTTTTCATGTCTTTATGTCCTTTTCAGATTGAATTGGTCTTACGCTCCGGCGATTGCAACCGCGCCGTTGTCTTGATAGAAGTTGCCGAACCCGATGCACATGTCAAAGCGGTTCGTCATCTTCGACTCCCTCTGATCCCATGCCCGGACAAAGCGAGTGCTCATGCCGGTATCAGGGTCCGTGGTGATTTCACCCTGCTCAACTGCTTTGGGAACTTCAAACTTCCCGCCAGCAAGAGCAAAGGCATACTTGGACAGCAGGAGGGAAACGACTCCAGACAATCCGCTTGGGGTGGTGGTTCCGGGCCAGAAGGTCAATGCCGCAGAGTTCGCCGGCAGGGAATCAACGTTCTGGTACTGCGAACCAGGTCCGAAGATGGCCGGGAGCACATTCAGGGTGTCATTCCCACCCGTAAGAGTCAGGTCTTGGGTTGCGGTAAACATCTGCGCTCCCATCGAACCAGCTCTACGAGTGCGCGGGTTGACGCCGTTCACGCTGGCGATAGAGAACTTGTCGCCTTTGAGAATGGTGTCTCCGTTGGTCCCGGTAATGACAAGCGAGCTGCCAGACTGGCCAGCGCCGCTGATGGACGTGGTATGTGAAGCCGCCGTCCCAGCAGTATGCTTGAACAGCGAGTTGCAGTTGTACCACTCGCCGCCCATTGCCGTTCCCACAACGCCCTCACGGAACATGCGGGAGATTTCAGGGGCCGGGTTGAACTGCGTGACGTTCGCCTGTACATAAGCCTGCATCAAGGAAGGACTCACGCAAAAATGCCTGATTCCCTTGGGGCAAGCCTTTTCGTACAAACGACGCTGCGCAGAGGCAAACGAGTTGATTGTGGTTCCGTCAGTTCCCAGCGTGCCAAACACGTTGGAAGCGTTCTGGTAGGCCCAAAGAGCCGCGCGAGAGTCGGTTTCCTGTGCAAGCTGGCGGGCAGCGGGGAAGAGATAGTTTTCTTCGAGTTCTTTCTTCGAGCGTTCCATTTTGACTAAACGCTCGTAAGAATCCCATTCAAAGTGAATCCCGAAAATCTGATCCAGGTTGATGGTGGTGGAGAGTCGGGCAATGCCCTGAGGATCGTAACCGAGTCCATCAGTGACAAGCCAGCTCTGCGGCAGTTTGACTTGAACGGAAGCGCCAACCGGGAAGGTTTTCCCGAATTCCGACTCCCATTCGGTGTTGAACATCTGGGCAATCTCAAGGGCATTCTGCAAAAACCACAGAATGCGCATGGATACCCAGTTAGTGTCTAAGAAATTGTTAGCCAAGGATTACCTTGAAACCTTTCTGGCTCACTTGTTAGCGGCCAAAAACTCACGGTTCCATTCCGCCTTCGCTGTGCGGAAGTCGCCGGAGCGCGCAGCCGCAACGCCAGAATCTTCAGTCGCGGTTCCTCGACCGCCAACTTCGGAAACAGGTTTGGGTGCGCGTGTGACTGGTTCCACAGGAGGTTTTTTTTCTTCTGGCTCAGCCTTAACAGCTTCTTTCTTGCCTTTGGCGAGTTCTGCTTTCACTTCGCTTTCAACGATGGCCAGCCGCTTGATTGCTTTGGCTGGATTCGTCTTCGCCTCATTGAGGAATTCCGCTCTCGCTGCCTCATCCCCTACGATGACCATCAGGACATCAGCAAGGTTCTCGGTAGCTTGAAGGAATTGGCTTACAACGGGCTGAGCTGAGGTCATCAACTCATTTGCGAAGGGTGGAAGAACTTCTTTGAGGTTCGGGTAGCGTTCGGCGGCTTCAGCGAGATACTTGTTGTACTCTTTCTGGGCTGCCTCGAACGTGCGCCTCTGCTCTGCCTCCCCTAACGCTTTCTGGATTTTGTACTCCGTGTTTTTTTCGTGGTACTCATCCATTGCAGCGTCATAGTCCTCAATGGTTTTGCCTGCTTTCACAAAATCATCGAGAACTGGCTTCTTGGGAGGTTCGAGCGGTTTTGGAGCCTCTGTCTTGACTTCAGGCTTGGCAGTTGCCGATTCTGCCTCTTTCACGGCTGGAGCCTGCTTGCCAGACTCTTTCCGAATCTTCTCAATGGTCGCCTCAAGCTGCGCGATGCGTTCTTCTGCGTTCAGCTTGTGTTTTGAGCCTTTCTCCTGTGCGGTTTCTTTAGCGGTTCCCGATTCCGCTGCGCTTTCGGGTTGTCCCTCGGGCTTAGCCTCTTTGGGCTTGTCAGCAGGGGCCGAGTCCTGCGGTTCCGGCTTGATTTCTTTGCCACCATTCCACGCGGCTTTCTGTTCGCTGGTGAGAACGGCTGCATTGGACTGCTGAGCAACGGCAGACGGGGCCGCGCCATCGGTTTTTACGTCATCTGGCATTTGGTTTTCTCTTTTTGTGGATTTGCCCTTACGCTGGGCCAGCGGAAAGTCGTAAAATAGTGGCTATGTTTGAGCCAATTTGCGAGACATGCGATAAGCCAATTTCTGTATGCGAATGTCCCACGGATCGTGACAGAGTTGCTGCGCTGGTAGAGTCTGGGAACATCGGAATTGTGATTGTTAGCAAGAAGCCAGAACCATCTAAAACCAAAATCCTTTACTGACCCGCCTGCGGCTGATTCTCTTGCGCCTGCTGCGCTAATGCGGCCTGATTCTGTGCGGCTTGGTCACCCTGCTCTAAAGCTTGCGCGTGACTCTGCTGGGCTTGCTCAAGTTCGTTCTGGTGCTGTTGCTGCTGCATTCCTAAGTCATGCGCAGCTTTGTGGTTCTCCAGCCAGAAGGTCTTGTACATCTCAAATTCCTGGTCCGCGTGCTGAGTTTTGGCTGTAATGAGAGCGGTCAGAACCTTTATGTCATTGGCAAGCTGAGCTAGTTTCTGATCGTTTGCGGCCCTAATCTGCTCAATCTGGGCTTTGGCGTGGTTATCCACCACTCTTGCGGCCTTCTCAAACTGCAATTTCTGCAATTCGGCCTGCATCTCCTGCATGACCTGTGTCTGCTGCTGGAGTTTGGCCATTGCCTGCTGGCCCTGTGCTAACTGACCTTCGGGATCGCCTTGGATGATTTTTACTATCTGGTCTCCAATCGGCCCAATCTCCCGAAGTTTAACGGCCATTGCAAGCAACTGCGCTCCTGCACCCTGAGGCAACAAGGCAGCAAGTTCCTGAAGGTTCTGAATCAGCGTGTCTGCAAAGCTTGCGGCTTCCTCGCGCTGTGACTGATAGCTTGGGCCTGTGGATACAGTCACATCAAACTCACCCTTTGTCGGGTCTAGCATCTGATCTGGATTAGCGCCGTTTGGCATCTGGCCATTAGGTGCAATCGCAACCAAACCATGAGATCCATCCGCCCCTGGTGCGGCTACGTGCCGCGGGGTGTCCATGATCTTAGTAATTAGTTCGTTTAACTGCCTGCCGCAGTTCTCTAAAGCACGATCAAAGTTGTCGGTAAAGTGGAAGGATCCAACCGCTTCAGCGGTTTGAATCTTCTCTAAGGCTACGCCTGATTTTTCATTCTGGCGCTGGGCCGCAGTAGGTAATGGTGTTACGCCAATAGCTGCCTGAATAGCACGTCTCCATGATTCGCGGGAGATTTCATAAGCCTGAGTATTGGGCTCAAACTGCGGTCTGCTAGGCAATGGCAACGTGTTAGCTGATTGGTCAAGCGTCGGCTCAACTTCAATGAATGCCTGCGGAACCTTGTTGATAATCGGCCAGTTCGGGTCGGTAAATTGTCCTTTGTAGCCAATGAACGGAGCACGCGGAGCCATGCCAAACTCTTCAAGCTCCTGCGAAGCGATAAATGCGAGCATCTTCTGCGGGAATCTCGCCCTGCGTATCAGCGAGAGGAACATTCTCTTAGACTGGCCGCCGTCATTGATGTAGATTTCCTCGCCAAACACCCCAATAATGGGAATCCAGCTTCCAGCCCACTCGTTACGCTCAAGTATTTCCACGCCATTGGTGATGTACTGAACCACTTTCCGCTGTGTTAGCGTGCGCTCATTGAGAATCTTGGCTTTCTTGTCGGTCATTTCATCTTCATCGAGCGTTACCGGACCTTCGGGCGATTCAACCTGAAATTTCTTGCGCTTCGTATGCTCGACGTACCATGCTTCTGCAATGACTACGTTCTCCCCTTTGAACCAGTCCGGAGCCATTGCAATGTCATCTGCACTGAAGCTGGTTTTCTCAGCCTTGGGATATTTGCGGGCAAAGGCTGTCTGCCGAATCGTGTCCAACAAGAAGCACTTCTCCTGGTCGGAAAAGTCTGCTTCTTTGGCATCGGGATCAAACAGGACGGTAAACTGATTCGGGATTCGTCTAATTCTCGGCTCCTGCTCAAACCCATCCTCTGAGCTGTGTACCGTGACAATCCGGAAGGCTCCTATCCCGCAAGAAGTACATTGCTCGTAAGCAGTCGTATACGCTGCCTGAGCATTGGACTTGTACTCAATCCCCCGAATGATGGCAGAGCGTCTCTCAGCATCCTGGTCGGTAGCCCCTTCGCTCTTGGGGCTTACTTTTATAGCTCTCTTGTTCTGCCGGAGATTGTTATTGGCCTGCTTAAGATACTGGCTCAGTTCGTCAGGTTCCGCGCAAGCCCTGTCATTGTCCTCGCGCTCTGCCCTGTCTTTTGGATCCCACGGATCGCCAGAGACGTACCTCATGTCAACTGACATTTCATCGCGGACCTCACGCCAGTAGTTCTGGCAATAGCGGAAATCGTCACGAATCCGCTTTAGCAGGTCTTCGTCTTTTTTGGATTTGTCGGGCATTACTTGTAGCGGGAAACTACCTTGCGCTTTGGCCTGCGAGAGTCGTAGTTGTGCGACTCGCCTTTGAGCTTCTTGGGCAGCTTCAAGCCCCTGCTGGCCGCGTTGAACTCATCAACCACCTTTGCGCCGATCTTTGAGCGGTTAGCGTTGAAATAACGCTCTTGAGCAAGGGATTTATAGGGCATCACGCTCTCCCGTAGGTCAAATCCAGAGCCAAATCCCGCGAAGTGTCAAAGTGAACATACGGCTGCATGGCTCTGAATTTGGCAATGCGCTCGTAGCGGTCATCTTCCGTCCTCAGAACTTCCCGCAGGTGGGTTTCGTCTTGCAGCAGGCTGGCAAGCTCTTTCAAGTCCCAAGGGCTCGTGATCTCACTGAGACGCCGGGAGAGCACGCGGTTTTCCAGTTGGCGCTTTTCGTCCTGTTGCATCAGTACGCCGCTCCTGCTGAACTGCCCAGCATCGCATTGGCTTTCCGTCTGATCTTCGCAGCAGAGGCCGGGGAGAGATTACCGGCCTTTACCTGCTGCGTAGCCCGCGCTTTAGCGTTTGCTGCGTGTGATCGGTCAGGCATGGGATAAGCCCTTTTACCGGGTAAGCCAAACGTCTTAGCGGGCAATTTCTTGCGTGCTACTGCTTTGAGTTTCATGCTCAGCTCCAAGGTGAATATCTGTGCTGTGGTACACGCGGGAGAGGCTTCTGAGGAGCAACGGACTGCGCAAACGTCAAACAGAATGCGTCTGCATCGTCTGGACTCGCCTCGCCGCGCTCCTGAATGCTCTTTTTGGACTCGATTACCAGCTTGCCGGAATTGTTGATGCTGTAGCCCGGTAACCCTAACTGCTCACAAAGGTTGTTATCGTCTGATATGCAGCCCAGAAGCAGGAAGTCTTTGGCTTTCTTCCACATGTAGGCCCGCATGTTAAGGCAGTGCCAGTCTGGAGAATCGCCGCCGAAGTTCACTTCATAGACGTTCGTAAATCCCAGAGCTTTCAAGCGTTCCACAATGGGAGAACCAAAGGCCGAATCCACAAACATGGCCGCAAGCTGTCTTCCCGGTCGCCTGTCTCTCAACAGTTCCGCGCAAATGCCAATACGCTTTGAGCGGTCAGGATCTTGCTCGCCCGGTATTCTGATAGGTGGCATATCGGCTGGTTTTCCATCTAAGCCTCTGCGGAATCGAATAACGTTCCACGCCTTGCCTCCCCCCGAAACGTCAAATCCTGCTATTAGCGGGTCATCCTGCAAAGCATTTACCGTTCTGTGGCGTGCGGCTTCAATCCTGAGCTTGTCAATGTACTGAAGCTCTGACGCTGAAGGAGGAAGGCCAAAGACGCGGACCTTAACGAAGTCTGAGTCCTCGCCATGATCCTGAATCCACTGATTGATGAGCGGCTTATTCGTAAATCGGCTGGTTCTCGAATCTACCCGCCGGTGATTCCAGCGTTCGCGCTTTGAGCCAAAGCATATCTGGTAGAACTCACCCGTATTCCTGACTGGCTGGCCCCATGCAAACATCATCGGCTCGCCGTCTGTCAGTCCACCATAGGCCGTCTCGAATATCTTGTCTGGCACTTCGCTGGCTTCATCGAACAGATACCATGACGTGCTCTTTCTCGCGTGCTGGCCGGCGAAGCTCTGAGCATTCTGCTCTTTACAGGTCTGCGGAGTGAGTTTCCATGCCTCTGGATACGCCTTATGGAAGATTCCCGATGCCTGAATGTCGAACCAGTGAGCCGTTATGCAGAGCTTTGACCAATAGAGAATTGCGGCCCAAGTCTTTTCTTCAAGCTGCTTATAGGTTCCCGCGGTTACGGTGCCAATCGAGTAAGGCCGCGTGCTCAGAACCCAATCTGCCAACCACGCTCCCATTGCCGATTTTCCTGTACCGTGGCCTGAAGTCTCAGACATCAGGATGGGCATTACCGGAGTCGAGCCATCAAACCGCCGCTCTCGTACCTCTTTGCCAAGAGAGGTCAGGAATTCCCGCTGATTATCATCTGGGCCAGTCTCACCTTCCAGCGGCCCGCCTGGTTCGCCCCAAGGGTAGGCAAACAGCACGAAGCCGAGAGGGTCAGCATAGAAGTTGCTGATCTCATCAGCTAAGAGCAAATCAGTTTGTGGTGCTACGGATGCGCTCATTGAGAGGCTACGCGCCTACGCCCAGCGGACAAGCGGTTAATCAATTCCTCGGATGTTGTCACTTCAACCTTATCGGTCAGCAGTTTGTGGTGACGGCAGAGAATTTCAAGGTTTTTGATTTTATCGGCCAGTTTCATGCGAGTGCGGAGAACCATCTTCCGCTCCCCATCTCCCGCTCCCCCGGTTGTGTCTTCCGTGATCTCTTGGACGGCTGCCCATTGCTCGCGTGTGAGCTTTGAGAAATCCAGCCCGGCCCATTTGCCGGATTCGTCAATAGAAACGTAGTCCTGCATATTGGCAAAGGCCATCCGCTCAATCTCTTGAAGCACCTCGCTAGGAGTCCTGGTAGTCTGCGGCCTGCCATCAGGATTACCGCTTTCCCCCGGCTTGAACCTATTGCCCACTTTATTGCCTTTTTCAAATGGCTTGCCACGCGGTTTGCGTTTCTTCCTAAACGCTGCTGGTATGTCTTTCTGGTCGCTCACACGCTTCTCTGATCTGCCCCAAAAGTGATTAATAACGAAGGTTTGGAGTGTTTTGGCTGAACATGCCGTTTGATGGCGCGCATGACGGCGATGAAGGTTGTGGCATCGTGGGATCGTAAACGCCTTGCTGCACCGTAGCTTGCACTTTGCCTGAAAGCTCTTGCAGGCGATTCTCTGCGATGTTCTTGCGCTCGCCTGCTTTGGCGAATGATCCGCAAGCATCATCAAACTCGCGTTTCGCTTCGACATATGCGCGCATCAGGGACATCAGTGGATCTTCCTGTTGGGGAACGCTATCTGCAAGTGCATTTTGAAAGTTCTGCGTTGAAAATTGATTCATGTTCTTTTCCTTTCACGCTAAATGTGTCTGAATCTGATCTGATTGGGTAGCACTGGAGCCTGAACGATTAATCCAAGCATCCCGTCTAAACTTGCAGGCAAATTCTCTGGAATGAATGGTTTACCTTGATTGTATTTTGGCGGGCTATCTTTGAATCTGCCCTTGAGCAGAGCTTTGAGCTTGGCGAATGTAACGTCAATTACGATCCGCAATAGGCCAGATGTGACGCACTCGACCGCTCGTTTGCCATTGCTGCGATAGGCGAGGAATTTTGAGGCGAGGTCTTTTGAGATGAAGTGCTGAGGAGTTAAATCAGGTTGGTTGAAGACTAAAATACCTATCCGCATGTGCAGATTTCCGCTCCGCTTTTACGTGCGGGCTACGTTTGAGCGGCTCACGCTTAACCACGCAAAACCGCTCCTAATGGGCTCTTCCGGGTACTCTGCACATGATATTGAGGCAGAGTTGTATATAGGGCAATTAATCTTTAGTACTCAGGTGCGTTTCGACTATCTTTTCGAGGATGGGAAGCATTTGGCGGGTACTGGTGACGCCAATTTTCATATATATCCGGCGCATGTAATTTTTCACGCTTTGCTCGGCAACGCTGATGGTCGCGGCGATCTCTTTATTTGTTTTCCCCGTTATAAGCAGCCTCAAGATTAGCCGCTCTTTGCTCGTAAGGGGTGGCGGAGGCGTGTTGGGATTATCGACTTTTATCTCTATGCCCATAGACAGTTTCCCTAAGGTCACCATTCGATGATGAAAGCGGCATAGCCAAATAACATCAAACGGCTTGGAATAATCGTTGTGATGGCCGTCTACGCGATCTCTACTACCACATACGCTGCAAGGCCCACGTTCAAGCCGTCCTGAACGAATGGCTCTATTGAGTACGTATCGCGCCTTTTGTTTTAGCCCATCTGTATAGTAATCGCCCTTCATGCCATTGATAATAATGGCATTTAGCGTTCTCTTGGCTGCTACATTGTTTCATTTGTTTCTCTCATGTGGCGTGAGGCGTGTTTTCCCGTTCTCGCTCATCCCTGGCTCCGCAACCTGTCTATTTCCTCACACACTAGACGATCTATCCGCTCGCCGCCCAATCCGAGTTTATATTTTTGGCAGCATTCGTGAAGTCTTTCACACATCTCGCGGTGTATCTCATCAAGCAGCTTTACATTGTCAATAACTCGCTCCGGTTGGCACATCAGAATGCCAGCAAGGGCCGATAGGATCCCGCGCTCAGTTTTTGGCTTGAATCCTTCCGCGTAGCGTCTTTGCCACGCTCGCCTAACGCCTTCACCTACCTTGCGGCGGTGCTCCTCTGAAATTGAAGTACATTTCTTGCTCATGGTCGGTCACTCTCCCCCTTGAGAGGAAGCCACAGCCAACCCTTCTAACGGTTTCCAGTGCGTGAGGTTGGTTAGCGCTTGATCAGGTCCAAAGCTCGGATACCATCCCCATTCTTCCTGATGTGTTCCGTCGCTCCATTGCCACCAATGCACCACGCATTGAAACGGTTGAGGAGGATTGCCGCCGAATCCCACGCTAGATGGAGTGAAATCAGCGGCCGATATGTGCTCGCCAGTCTTAGGTGCGGTTTCGATGGGTTGCCATGCACCACACGGCTTGTATTTGCACACGTTTACGCAATCACAGTTCGGCCCTTCTTTGACGCACTGCCTCAAGTAAGAATTGTCTGGCTGCTGTCGCGTCAGCCTTTCGACTTCAGAAGCGAAGGAGGCCAACACTGCGATTCCGTGCTTTACCATTGGCGATTCGCTGAATGCTTCAAAAGTGTATTCGCCGTGAATTGTCGGAAAGCCATCTGCTGAACAATCTGGCCCTTCATGCTCGGCAAAGTGGTACGGATCGGCTGCCTTCATCGACTCGTACCATTTGCGTTTTAAATCTTCTGTCCAGTCCATTCTGTCTCCCCCTCAGTCAATGCTTGTTCTATTTCCCAGCAGATGCTACAGCCTGCCGGATGATGTGGGTGGTTGCGCTGCACAACATGACGAAGCAGCCCCACCACGTGATCTATAGCCTCGACTGCGTTTTCCTTTGGCAGATCAATTCCTCTGGCCTTCAGATCGTATTCGCACGCTAACATTTTCGCGTATTCGCTCATCTACCTGTCTCCTTCTCCCGATGGGCGCGCAAAGAATTGAGCCAGCTCTACCAAGAACGGCCCTCTCATCAGCCGAAATGCGCACTTATGATTGCTGCACGCAACAAAATAATCCCCGTTTTGGCATTCATGCTCGATCAACAATTCACCGGTCTTACACTTCGGGCATCTCGGCTCT